TCAGCCGCCCAGGTGTCCGTTCCTGTGCGGGGCCTCGGTCAGCCCGCCGAAAGGCTTGTCGCCCCAGCCGTGGGGCTATGTCGGTTTCAGTATACACCCTGTGGGGTGGGAAGGATCAAGAAATGGGAATGTTCGATACCGTCAAGGTGCCATGCCCGAAGTGCAGTGGCCATGCGTTTGTCCAGAGCAAGACCGGGTGGTGCGACCTGACCACCTACAACTACGCCGATTGCCCGGACGATGTGAGGGCCGGGATTGTCAACGAGCCCTGTGTGTGCGAACTCGGCCACAAGTTCGTGGTCAGGATGGCTACTGAGATTCAGTCGGTCAGAGAGTGGCCGAAGGATGTGGATACCTCTCTAGTATGGGACCACAACTGGTGACCACCCCTGACGGGAAGGATGGTGTTAGTGATGACTAACAGAAATCTTGACCGACCGGCCATAAATTCAAAGAATAGACTCGCCACGCTGCATCAGTTCTGGTTATGATGGATGCACTACACCGTCATCGAGGTGACGGCCTGCCCTTGCCGGGACACCGGCTCGGGCGACTTCAATTCCGGCGAGCATCCATCACAGTGATTCGATCGAAAGGCTGGGTCACTGTGTTTTTTCTGAGGGAAGATGTAGCATCGACTACATTTTGGTGATACAGTATGACCATGACCGCCGAAAGATGGATTCCTATTAGGGGGACGGGGGGCAGCTACGAGGTTTCGTGCCAAGGTCGCGTACGCTCTGTTTCGAGGGTCAAAAGCGGTCAGCCGGTGCCAGGGGTCATCCTTTCGCTTGAACGGCATACCGAGGGATACCGCAGAGCGAACATCACAATGCCAAATGGACGACGAAAAAAGTTTCGCGTCCATCGCTTGGTTGCCGAGAGCTTTGTCGAAAACCCGCATGGCTTGTCGTGGGTCAATCACATCAATGGAGACAAGTCGGACAACCGATCTGAAAATCTGGAGTGGGTGACACCGCATCGCAACACGATGCACTCGCTTAGGTCTGGCCTGCAAAAGACCAAGCTGAATGAGACTCAGGTTCGGGTGATTCGCCATCTTCGTGGTCATATGGCGTACGCGGAGATTGGTCGACTCTTTGGTGTGAGCGGCCAGTTTGCTAGGGATGTTGCTATTGGTCGGCACATGAGTTGGGTTGAAGGTTAGACCAGCATGCCCCCTCGCCTGCGGAGACGCACGCGGGGGTTTTATGGACAAGACTCGACTGATTACCGGAGCCGGTGCCGCTGTCTGTGCGGTGTCGGCTGTCTTTGCTTTTGGGTGCTGCAAGGTTCCCACACCGGCGCAGGAGCAGGCTTTCGCCGCGCTCGAATCCGCATGGGCGAACGAGGCCGACATGAGCCGCTACGGGGCCATGTACCTGCTCGAAAAGGGCGAACTGACCGAGGCCGGGAAGCAGGTCTTGGACGCTCGGCGTGATGCGTTTGGTGCGTTGATCCGTGGTCTTCGAGGGGGTGAGTGATATGTATTTCCACTGGCAGAACCTGAATAAAGGTCGTAATCGCAAGCGTCGTCTGCACGGTCGGTGTTGGCTGCGATTTGGAAAGCGGTGCATCTGTGCGGAGTGGGTGACCCCACACACTCGCCTTGGCTTCGCAATTCAGGCCAAGGCGTTCCATCTCCATATTCCGCTGCTCGGCAGTCTCTACCTGTCGAACGGTGGCGACTTCGGAGACAAGGAGGTTTCGGTCTCGATTCACAAGGATTGCATCCGCTGGAACCTCTGGACCCCGACTATGGCCTGGTCGTCAGAGACTCCGAAGCGGAGGAATAGATCGTTCTACTTCATCGACTTCATTCTTGGGCGCTACAAGTACTCGGTGGTTGAGATTGAGTCACGGGATGTTCTCGTTCCCATGATGGAGCGGTCGTACAAGGGTAAGGCAACACTGGAGGTTGCGTCTTGGAAGCGTCCGAGATGGCCGTTCACAAAGCGGGCTAATCGTGTTGAAATCAACATGGACGATGGTGAGCAAATCCCAGTGATGGGCAAGGGTGAGAACTCATGGGACTGTGGGGAGGACGCGATCTATGGGACATCGACGCACGCAAAGACAATCGAGCAGGGAGTTGGGTCTTTGGTCGAATCAGTCCTGAGTAAGCGACGCAGATACGGCGTTCCGCCCAGCATTTCCAAAGGTCAGGAGCCCACCCATGTCTAACCGCGCCAAGGCGTTCTTCGACGAGTTCCTGGAAGACTGGACCCGCGAGGGCCAGTCCGTCACCGAAGACATGCGTGAGCGGTTCCAGCGGCTCGCCGACCTTGCCGAACAAGTGGTGATTGCCGGTGGGTCTCCCGAGGTTGTCCGTGCGTACCAGGACACAGTGAGGCTGGAGATGGCTTCGGGCGCGTTGGCGGCAGAGCGTTCTGCTCGCGAGGCGTTCAACCGAACAGCGATCCGTGCGATCCGCTGGATTGCAGCGACGGTGGTGGCGTGATGGGTAGTGCAAACATCACTGGCCGAGTGAATTCGACGGTGCCTCCCCCGCCGCCCCCTGCTCCTGAGAATGTCGGGCACGGTGACGACTTTGCGTCCTGCTTCTTGTGGGGTTTTCTGATGACCTGCCTTGGTGTTCTCGGCGTGTCTTATGTCGCGCTGATGTTCGTCGTCATGGTCACTAGGTGGGGAGCCGCCCAATGACCCAGCCAGAACAACCAGCAAGTAAGGCGGTGGTGTGATGCCTTGCGGGTGTGGGTCAGGTGAGCCAACGCATGTCCTGCCGATGGTCGAGGGCACGGAGGGCCGGTCCGCAGAGACGGACATCGGGCCTCGTATCGACGCGCCGAACGGATGCCCTGACTGCACCAGCACCGAAGAAGCGGAATGGGCGGCTCACCTCGCCAGAATCACCAGTTGCGAGAGCACCTATCCGACTGGCCCGAACCGGAACAACTGCTTTGTCCTGTCGTGGGCGGAGTACTACACGAATGTCTATGCCTGCTTCAAGACAGAGGAGTGCATCTGATGGAGTCATCGACCAAGCACACGGTGAAGATCGTCGGCCTGTCTTCGCTGGTAACCGCCCTGCTGACATCCGGCGGCATGGCGGGGTTTCGCACGATCGAGCGGCAGAACATGCAGGAGCAGGCCGAGGCCGTCAGGACGCTTGAGCGAAGCGACTTGCAGAAGCAACTCCAGATCGCCCGCGTCGAAGGCCGTATGGACGCATTCAGCGAGCGAATGGATGAGGAGCGAATCCGGACCGCCGAACTCCGTGGCACGGTGTCCGCTCACGAACGAATGATCGTCGAGATCAGATCGACCCAGAACGAAATGCGGAACGAGATCGAACACCTGAAGAACTGGCGGAACGAGATCTCGCCGGTGCTGGAGATCGACAAATGAAGAACATCGAATGGTCCACCATCGTCAAGGCCGTGCTCGCCGTCGGAGCGGGCATCACTCTCGTCTTCGCTGGTGAGCGCGAGTTCGGTTTCACGCTGATCGGCTTCGGCGTTGGCTACCCGTTCCCCGCGAAGAAGGCCAACTGATGATCCACGCCGCCATCGAACTCGCGTCCGCCGGCAAGAGCAACCCCGGAGGGTTCCGAACGGAGATCGTTCGCGGCGGCTACCAATGGGTCATCGACCGGTTCCGTCCTGCATACGAGGCCGGTTCTCGCGTGCTGATCCTGCACCGTCCGCGTGGCGAGAGTTACGACGGCTTGACCTTCATGAACCTCGACAGCGGCAAGGATCTGGAGCGCAGCCCCGATGCCCGCAGAATCCTCGACCAAGAAGACTGGTTCCTTGAACAGTTCGCCAAGGAGTTCCCTGATGCCAAGGTCATCGCCTACTTCGGATCGTCGAAAGAGCCTGACCTGCAAGGCCGGATCGACAGGGGCGACCTTCGCCAGTTCTGGGACCGCTACGGCGCATCGTTCGGCCCGTGGATCAACTCGCCGATCGTCGATCTGTGCTTCGACCATGCAGGCTCGCTCCGCCCGGGTGACCCGCATGGCATGGCGATCATGCTCGTGGATGCCCTGCTCTCGCAGCATGGCCGCACGGTCTATGTGGAACCGCAGACGCAGCCGTGGTCGGTGACCGCCCCGCTCCCGTACATCTGCACAGAACTGTGGATGGGGCGGTGGGGCGACCCGTCGCGGCCCGGAACCGTGTGGCTGGAGGGCAACAGCGTCGATGAGTTCCCGGAGTGGCGGGACAACTACACCGAGTGGGCACGCTTCAGGCTCTCACAGGGTCATCAGGTCGCGATCGGTCCAGAGCATATCCCCGCGATCGTCCGTGCCCTCTCGACATCGCATGGGCCGGTGGGCGATAGCAAGACCGATCTGGCAAAGGTGGGCGCGTAATGGCGACAGGCGACATTAGTTCTGTCTCGGTTCTTGCCAACGGCTATCAGGTCCAAGCCACCTTTGAGGGCATGGACTACTCGGCCATCGCGCAGGTTGGCTCGGTCACGCTTAATGTCGCCAACGAGCATGGGTTCAACTCATCAGGCAACGCGGTTACAAACCTGTCTCGCCTTGGCCTGCGATGCACGCTGGTTTCTGCCACCGACTCGTCAGGCGATGCGGTGTGCGTGTTCGACATCGAGGAATGGCAGCACGGCAACGGGACGATCACGCTCACCGGCGAGGCTGGTGCGCTCGATGACGGCTCTGAGTCATCGACGGCGTTCACCTCCCAGCCGGTCACCAACAACGCCACGAATGATTACCCGGTTCCCTTCGCGCAGGCCATCAGCAAGATCGCTGAGAAGGTCACTAGCACCTACACGTTCGAGGTGATCGCGGCTGCTGGTGCGTACAAGGGCCATCGGTCGAACTATGGCATCGCGGCGGTGGTAGTCGATCTGTGCGAGCCCATGGAGGTGTCAAGCATTTCTGGCACGCCCACGGCGGCTGAGGGCGGCGAGACGATCACTGGTGGGACCAGCGGCGCAACGGCGGTGATGTTCCAACGAGACGGCAACACGCTGTACCTGAGGGACATTGACGGCACATTCTCCGCGTCCGAGACAATCACAGGCGGGACCAGCGGGTTCACGGCGACCTATGTGAGTGGCGGACGCAAGGCCACGAAGACGATCACCAGCATGTCTTCGATCGACAAGATCGGCGACTACGGACACCGGGATTCGTACTACGGGTTCGCGGTCGAGTTCGACATTGCCGACGACGGGGACTTCGGTTCGACCGGTACAGTCGATCGCGAGTGGCTTACGGTCGATGTCAAGGCGTACCCCAAGATCGGCGACACGCCAAGGCAGACGCTTTCGTGCATCTTCAGCAACACTGGCACGGCGTACTCCACGCTGTCGAGGTACTGCGATGTCCGAGGCACGATCACCCTGAGCGGCGGCGGCTTGTCGTCTGCTGTCTCGGCTGGCGAGCGGGTCTACAACGACACCGGGACGAATCACGAGTTCTTCGTCAATGAGGACTACGACGCTGGGGCGACCGAACTGAGCGTGTCCTACATCCGTGGCGACTTCGCATCGTCGGACACCATCACAGCGGACGGCGGGGCAACAGGCACGATCGCTACGGTTTCGTGGAACGGCGACGACACCAACGACGGCACTTCGACCGGAACGCCAGTCAGGACGCTCTCGCGTGCCTTGCGTCTGCTTCGCAATGGGTCGGAGAACGACCGGGCATCGTGGTCTACGATCTACCACATGGGCGGTCGTGCGGTCCTTGGTCCGTATTCGTTCAGCAATACCGCGTCCACGATCGACGGTCCAGTGACGATCACGAAAGCACCAGGTGCTGACCGAGACGATTGCATGATCAGCGGCACGCGGACCTCCACCGGGTCTGCTCGCGGCGGAATGCGGACCAGTTGGCTTCGGCTCTACGATGTCCGGCTCGACTTCAAGGAAGTGGACTACGCCTCACCGGACTCCAAGAACCTGACTATTTCGAGCGAGAGTGCATCGCATACCGGCAGCATCATGGGGGCCAAGAAATCAATCATCCTTGAGGATGTCGATCTTGAGCATGCAGGCAAAGAGAATGTCCTTACCGGTCTGCCTGAATACTGGTCATCCAACGACTTCGACGGTGGAACCTACATCTACGGGATGTCGTTCAGCGAGATCAACATCGCCGCGAGCCGTGCCACGGTCATGCGGGATTGTCAGGCCAGCAACTTCTCGGCGGACTGGGCTCGCCCGATCAACCACGAAAGCACAGGCAACCGCTACGGCCTCGATACCACAATCCAACGCGGCAACATCACGCTGAACAGCATCATGGAGAACGCGGACCCGTTCGGGACCGGAACCCATGTGGACCTGTGGCAGTTCGTCGGCGGGTCGTACTCCGACTACGAGAACTGCGGGTTCTACATGAACCTTGCCCGCGATCTGCTGTCGGTCCAGATCGGTCCATTCTTCAACGCTGGCACGCAAGAGGATGACCCGTGGCCGGGCTCGCGAGGCAAGTCCATCTTCATGGCCCTGAACATCCAAGAGGACGAAACGCCGACCTCGAACAGCGGTCGAATGCAGTGGGATGACGGCCTGTGGGACGGGTTCTACTGCTACAACAATGTGTTCGGCGATGGCGTGCTGTTCAGGAACCGCTATCAGTCGGTGAACACATGGTTCATCCGCAACTACTTCAAGAACCTGATCCAAGACACGAGCATGGGTACGGCTCTGGTCACCGATGTCCCGAAGACCGGCTGGATTCAGAACCACACCCTGGAGGCCGCGACCTCGGATTCGGTGGTCGGATTCGACCAGACCGAGGGCGGCACGGTCGCCACGCTGTTCGTGGAGTTTGGCGAGAACTACCGGCCCATCTCCGGCGGCACGCTCGACGGCTACGGGTACGACGACCCGATCATGCCGTACGACGCATACGGGACGGCGTGGCCTACGGACGGCAGCGCAAGCATCACGGCACTGATGTCGGCATCGGTCGAAGACCTGACCGGCGCGGCTATCTCCGATGGGACGATCAGAATGTCCTCGTCTCGCGCCTCCGGCCTCTGGGCCTCTGGCACGATCACGCCGGACCTCGACAAGATCGTGAGCATCACGGCGGATGGTTCGCCGCTCACACCGGTCTCGGCATCCAACGCGACCGGTGGCGGCTCCGCAATCCAGTCGATCCTGACCACCGACCCACTTGTGCCGCAAGGCGCGACGCTGGCCATCGAGATCAGTCAGGGGTACATGACCGACGCGGACGGCAACACGACCGGCGCGCTGGACGACGCTGACGCGGACAACGGGAGCGAGGTTGCGGCTGGTGGTGGCGGTGCAGAGACAGTCAAGGGCAACTACGGGACCAACCTTGGGATCAGAATAGGAGTTTGATATGCCTGACATTGAGCGGGATTACGGGTGGGACCAGCCGGGGCGAAAACTGGTCGCGGCCACAAAGAGCAACGACACGGACGATCCTGCTGGCATCAGCAGGGCGATCCATATTGGCGGTGACGGTGATATCAAGATCACAACCGCCGGTGACACGACCGTGACGCTCGCTGTGGTTGCGGGGGTGTATCCGTACATGGTGAAGCGTGTGTGGGATACCGGGACCGATGCGACGGGGATCTTCTTGGTCTACTGACATGCTCAAACCAGAGAACATCCAGAACAAGGCAATCGACCCAGACGCGCCTGAGAACAGGGGCCGCCAGCGTGGTCTCCTGCGCGAGAGCATCAAGGCGGTCGCGCAGGGCTGGATCAAACCAGACAGTCCTGTGTGGGAAAAGGTGCTGAGAAACGCGGAGCGGCTGCAAGACAGCCACGATGACCGCGTGGCTCACAATGCATCCCTGCTCGCCGTCAAGATGCTTGAGGTCGCCCAGCGAACTGCGGAGTTTGAGGACAAGGCAGACCGTCTGGACGGCGGCGAGGCCACCGAGAATGTCCGAATCGTCAAGTACACCATCGCCAAGCCGGAGGACAAGTCCTAGTGGTCGCGGTCGCGGACACAGTTGAGGTTGGCCTGCTCCAGCACCAGTACGACTTTCTGGTGGATGATTCGCCGTGGCTGCTCTCTGACGGTGGACGAGGCTCTGCAAAGACGACCGGGCTGGGCCACAAGATCGCGTGGAGGGCTTCGCACCCCGGAGCGCGCGAGGGGCTGTTTCGTCAGAAACTGATCGACCTCCGCAATACGACCCTGAGGACACTGCTCGATGGTGACGGCCTGAACCCTCCGGTGCTTACACCGGGAACCTATGAGCACAACCAGACGCTCAAGACCATCAAGATCAGGGGCGGCGGCGAGATCATCTACAACGGGATGGATCAGGGCGATGCCCGTCGCCAGATGGGATCGACTGGCCGTGGGTCGTCGCTGAACCTGACTGGCGCGGCATTCGAGGAATGGGTCGAGATGACCGAGGCGAATGTCATCCAGATCAGCGCATCGGTCCGCGTCAAGATTGACGGCCTGCCCTTGCAGCGGTACGGCGTGTGCAACCCCGGACCGCCATCGCACTGGCTCGCCAAGCGGTTTGGCATGGCTCCGGGCGAGACCGCCAAGCCAAGGCACAAGCGTATCTTCGCTCCGGTTCACGCCAATCACTTCCTGCCCCCCGAGGCCATCGAGGAACTGGAGTCGCTGGAGGGCGTGGCCCGCGAGCGATACCTGTACGGCAAGTGGGTCGGGTCGGATGGTCTGGTGTACAGCCAGTGGGATCGCAGTATTCATGTTGTCGAAAGAGACTTCGACCCGAGGCGGATCATCATCGGGTGTGACTACGGGCACAACGACCCGTTTGTTCTGCTCACGATCATGCTGGACAGCGAGAACAATGTGCATATCGCTGACGAGTTCTACAGGTCGCGCGTATCGCACGATGACAAGGTGGACACGGCAAAGCGTCGGGCCAATGGTGCTGAGGTCGTGGTCGATGATTCCGCGCCAGAGCTGATCGACTCGATGAAGCGCGCTGGCATCCGTGCGATCCCATGCACGAAGGGGGCAGGGAGTGTCAATTACGGGATCGATCTTGTATCGAACCTGCTTCGGACAAACGAGGAAGGTAAGCCTCGGCTGACCGTTGACCCGTCATGCGTGAACACGATCAGGGAGTTTGAAACCTACGAGTGGAAGCCCAACACGGACGGCTCGCTTTCCGACACGCCGTTCGACCGAGACAACCACGCGATGGACGCTCTGAGATACGCGGTCCGCGCGATCCAGAATGAGTCTCGATTGTTCTTCGAGACACCGACACCGAAGAAGCCTCTGACCCAAGCCGACCGCCTCCGGAGTTTCATGTTCGATGATTAACAGACTCAGCGATCTCGAATACCGGGTGAAGCGGCTCGCCAAGGATGACCGCCTGATCCTTGCAACGGTTCGGCCTGACGAGCAGAACACCGCGCCCGCGAACACGACGAACCCGAAAGCGTACGAACTGCTTTTGCGGTCGTTCGGTTATGTCGATATCTGCGCGAGAAAGAACGCCGAGGCGGTCAGCGAAAACCCCCTAGTCCTGTACCGGCCTCGGAGCAAGAACGGTCGCCCTGTCAGCGGTCGCCAAGCGAAGTACCTGCGCGGCGAGATCCCGGGTCTCAAGCGGACCAAGCAGAACGCGGCGATCGCTTCTGAGGATGATGACTTTGAGATCGTCACGGATCACGAGGCCATCCAGATCCTGAACAAGCCGAACCCGTACATGCGCGGGATGTCGTCGCTCCGGTTCGTCTCGCAGTACGCCAAAGAGATGACCGGCAACTCATATGAGGCGTGGATCGCTGGCGAGTCTCGCCTGTACCCGCTGAGCCCTCAGTATGTGAGGGCATTGCCTGACGAGAACGATGCGGCGGTGATCGCCAGGTATTCGTACGGTCGCGACACTGCCAGTTGGATGTTCCTTGAGACCGATGAGATCATCCACGGTCGCCTGTTCGACGACTTCCGTCAGCCGTACTACGGGATCAGTTGGCTCAACGGGATTCTCGATACGGCTGACCTGTGGGGGGCCACCGAGTCGTACCTGAAAAAGGCGATGCAGTCGTCAGGCCGACCCGACCTGCTCATCTGGCTTGAGGGGTCGTATGACACCGAAACTTGGGAGCAGACCCAGCGAAGCCTAGTCGCTCGCATGAAGCGTTCGTTCAAGACGATGGGCGCGTTCTTCGTCGGCGCGCATGAGGGCAAGCCGACCGCGACCCAGTTGGGCCACTCTCCGAAGGATATGACCTCGGTGGAGATCGGCAACGACGCGGAGCGCACGATTGGCAACGCGGCAGGCATCCCCGAGCCGTTGTACCGGATGAACAGCGCGAACCTCGCATCGTCAGACAACGCGCTTCTGATGTGGAAGCGAGACACGATCATGCCCCGGTGCGTGCGTGAGGCGGAAGAGCGCACCGAGTGGTTGCACGCGAACTGGACGAACACGGAGGATTGGTTCTTCGCGCCCGAGAACTGTGTGCCGGTCGATGTGGCGGCGGAGTCTACGCGGACGGTGACCGAGTGGAACGCTGGCCTGATTCGCCGCAACGAGGCCAGAACGGTGCTTGGGTACGATCCAATCGAGGGTCCAGAGGGCGACGAACTGTATTCGCCTGCTCCCGCTGTCGCGGGGACAGACGAACAGGCTAATCCGCTCGCTGGCCTGTTCGGTCGGTCCGCCGAGCCGGAGGAAATGCCGACGCTGACCATCACTCGCCGCGCGAAGGTGCATGATCCCGGTGACGAGTCTGACCATGCGGAGCGTGTGAACACAAACGATGACACAGAACCCGCTGTGAACACGAACCCGGAAAAGTGTTCACAGGGCTGTGACCACGCCGCAAAGGTCTGGGTCCAGTCTGAGGCGTGGTCGAAGACCCCGGAGACGCTGGCGGGCGAGGGCGAGCAGGAATCACCCGAGTTGGTCGCGGCGTACAAGGGGCTTGTCAAGGTGTTCCGCGAGCAGATGGATGACACGCTCGCCAAGATGGACGCGGCCCCGATGGGCCTCAAGGGCGCGAACCCGAGGCGGTACGCCGACACCAAGGCGTTTGAGGAGATGTTCCGAGCGTGGGGCATCACCGATGTCGCGAAGTGGGCGGCGGCGATGGAGTCCGCTTCCGGCGAGCCGATCAACCGGGAGTACGCTCAGTCGGTCGTCGATTCGATCCGCCTGATCTGGGATGAGTCGGACGATGCCTTGCGTGCCCAGATGCCGGACCCGGACGATATCGACCCGGCATCGTTCATCATTGAGGACGATCGTGCGGCGGTCGTCACCCGGAGGTTCGCGGATCGGTACGCCGAGTCGATGACCGAGGGCAGCAAGACCACGGCGGAGGCTCTGGCTCGCACGCTGTCTGAGGGCTTGGAGGCGGGCGAGGGCCTTGGAGACCTACAGGACCGCGTGCGCGATGTGTTTGTGGGCGACGGCGACATTCCCGTCTCGGAGGCCCGCGCAGCCAGGATCGCACGCACGGAGGTTGCACAGGCCCAGACCGAGGGGCGTATCGCTGGCATGGCCGGGAGCCGGGTGGTGATGGGCTACAAGTTCGTCAAGGCGAACAGCGCGTGCCCGATCTGCGATGCCGTCCAGTCGAAGATCGGCGACAAGGTGTTCGGCGTTGATGAGGCGATTTTCCCGAAGGGGAGCAGCATTCAGGGGACGGACGGACGGACCTTCAAGTTTGATTATCAGGACACCATCGTGCCCATCCACCCGAATTGCCGGTGCGAGGTGCGCCCGGTGCTGATTGATATGGAGTGACTATGAGCAAGTCAGGGAACTACTCGCAACGGAAGCGGATCGGCGACAGGTCTAAGGGCCACCAGTTCGGCGTGCTGAACATCCCGGATGATGCGTACCTTAAGCATATCGGCTACGCGCCCGGTTCTGAAAAGCAGAGTGATCCACTCAATGGCTTGTACGGAGAGTTTCGTCGGGGTCGGCAAACCATTCAGCCGAGGGCAGAACAATGAACTGGATCGAATCAATCGCCGCCAAGCACAACTGCGACCCGTCCGAGGTCGGGGTGGCCGTGTCCACGGTCGAGAATCTGCGGCTGAAAGAGTGGGCAGCCGACAAGCCGCCGGTGTTCTCCGGTATCGCCACGACCGCGACGGTCGATCTGGACAAGGAAGTGGTGAACCCGATGGGTCTGAACTGGCTGTACGCCAAACGGCTCAAGGCCATGTACCCGAGCCACGACTACAGCCACCTTCCAATCGCCATGCTCAACAATGTCAAGATGGTCGATGAGGGCTGGTACTTCTCAGCCGCGTGGTTGCGCAGGACCAAGATGGCAGAGGACTACTACTGGATCGCCAAGGAAATGGGCGTGATGGGCGTGTCGATCGGATTCCAGGTCTTGGATGCCGGGAGACCAACCGATGAAGAGGTCAAGTCTCATGGCCCCCATGAGCGGCATATCCGCAAGGGCAATGTCCTCGAACTATCCCCCACCTTCATGCCATGCAACCCGGACGCGATTGCCACACTCAAGTCGGGCGGTCCCCGTATCGCCGATGACCAGATCGGCAAGGTGGAGCGGCTGGTCAAGTCTGGTCGCGTGTCGCGGAAAACCTTTGAATTGCTGGTTCCGGACGCGAGGAAGCAGCGTACAATTGTGCTGTTGAGTGCGTAGGAGGCGTTATGGATGTGGACGCGCGGGACATGGAAGATATGATGGGTGGCCTAGAGCCACACCCAAAGTCCAAGCCTGAAAATCGCAGGTGGTATGTGCATGATGGGGCCTCGATTGAATCCGTGCTTCGGGAGGCCGGTCTAACCAAGACCGATGAGCAGGTGTACCCGGGTGTGTTCACTTGGAAGATTGCCGAGCCTGAATAGGAGTCGGGATGAATATTTCTCTGAATTGACCGCTTGACTTCCCAAAGTGTAGTGTATGCTACAACTGATGCCCCACGGTATGGGGCGACGGAACTGACTCCCGGCCCGACGGATCGACGGATTCTCCGGCACGCGAGCAGCGACGAAAACACGAGTTTTCAACGCTGACGGCGCGTGCGCGCCGGGAGTATCCCAATGAAACTGACTGCGAAGCAGGTTGAATCCCTGCGCCCGAGCGTTATCAAGGCGCTCCGCTCGTTCGGCTACGAAGGGCCGATCAACGCCGATTCGATGCTTGAGTATGTCGAGTCGAACGAACTCAAGGATGCCATCCAGATCAACGGTGAGCCTCTGACCAAGAAGGCTCTGATGCAGATTTCCGGCACGGTGGACATTGAGCCCGCCGAGGAAGTCGCCACCGAGGAAATGGACGAAGAGGAAGAGGTCAAAGAGGCCGACGAAGAGAACGAAAAGGGCAAGTCTGTCCGTCGTCAGATCGTCAAAACAAGCACCAGCACCACCAACGCCGCCGTGTTCTCGCCTATGAGCATGGCCCGCAAGCGGTACGAAAACCGCGTCAAGCGTGGGCAGGCCGGGTTCTGTGACACCGAGGCCGCCGAACTGTTCTCGGCTTGGTTCCGGTCCCAGTCCGTCAAGCATGTTCACGACAACGACCGGACCAAGGCCAGCAAGTGGTACACCGAATCCGGCCAGGATCGCGCCGATATTGATGTCCTGAAAGCCTATGGCTACAAGGATGCGAACACTGTTGATCCGACCCTTGGTGGCTCGCTGCTCCGCGAAGCGTTCGACCAGAATGTTGTGTCGATCAAGAACGAGTACGGCATCGCTCGAAAGTACGCCGATGTCATCACCTCGCCAGAGAAGGTCTACCGATACACCCTCGATGGTGCGGACAACACCGCGGCATGGGCCACCGAAGCGTCAACGATCTCGACCAGCGAGAAGAAGTTTGAGCCTCAGGCACTTGTGGCCAACAAACTCGCGGCTCGCGACAAGGCGAGTTCGGAGATCTACACCGCTCCCGGTGTGAGCATCGCCGAAAAGATCGCAACCTCGATGCTGCGATCCATCTACCAGAAGGAAGATTTGGCGTGGCTGGTTGGTGACGGCTCTGGAACCTACGGTGGATTCATCGGTCTGGTGAAACGCCTGACGAATATGGGCGTTGCCGCCAATGTCGAAGGTCTGGTTGAAGCCACCGATGAGGTTTGGTCGGCCCACACGCACGGCGACATTCTCAAGTTGATGGGCACGGTCACCAAAGGCAACTCTGCCAACCGCAAGTTCATCTGCTCTGAGCCGTACTACTACCAAGTCCTTCGCAGACTGGCATCTGGTCAGGGCGGCGTAACCCGCGCTGAGATGGCCGGTGACTACCCCTACTCGTTCGAGGGCAAGGAAGTCATCATCGACCACTCTGGCGCGATGCCTACCACCGGATCCCTCGGAACTGTTCCGCTGCTCTACGGCGATTTCTCGACCTCATCGCGGATGCTCGATGTGTCTGGAAGCCAAGAGTTCGCGACCTCCGAACACTTCCACTTCGACACCGACGAAATCGCTCTCCGCTACCGAGTCGAGTGCGCGTTCAATGTCCACGGTCACGGCACCACTTCCGAAGCCGGTGCCTACGCCGCTCTCATCAACCCGACCTCGTAAGGAGCCGACACCATGAGAAACTATCTCGCAGAAACCAAGTTCGTGACGGCTATCCAGCCGATCTCGCTGTCGGGTGCAACCTCCACCTCGGTCGTGATTGACCGGGCCGGGTACTCGCTTGCGAAGTTCATCGTCCAGTTCGGCGCGGTGGCCGGTGACATTACCTCCGTTACCGTCCAGTCGTCGGATTCTTCGACCTTCGCATCCGGCGTGGTCGATCGCTACGAAGCGTCTGCCGCTGACATCACCGCGGCTGAGGACGGCGGGACCGTTCTTGGCGTGGATGCCGACATTCGCAACTGGGAACGCTATGTGCGGATCGTGGTTGTGAAGGCATCTTCGGCCACCGTCGTCGCGGCATCCGTGATCCTCGGCAACGCCCACGACTCCCCGATCACTGCGACCGAGCGAGGCTACACCGCCGAACTCGACGCTGCCTGATCTCCCCTCTCCTCCACCCGGCCCTCGTCAGAAATGGCGGGGACCGGGTTTATGGCACTGACCACAGCAGCCCGTGTACGCCAGAGGCTCGCCATCCCCGACGACTCGGGCGGGGCTGATATCACCGCGTCCGAGATCGACGACCTGATTACCGAGGTCGAGTTGCAGGCCGCGCGTATCTGTGGGGTCGCCCAGTGGGAATCGGCGGCGTATGACGAGCACCACAGCGGGACGGGCACGCAAGACCTGTATCTCCGCGTGCCGTACATGACCAGCGTTTCGGCGGTCACGATCCTGCACGGCTCGAGCGAGACGACGACGGTATCGAGTGATTCGTACCGTCTGGACTCCAAGACGGCCTGCCTGATCCTGACGGGCGGATGGGATGGATGGGTTGGTACATACGGGTGCTGGCCTGAGGGCAACCGCAACATCCGTGTGCAGGGCACAGGCGGCTTCGACAGCGTCCCCGCTGACCTTGGCCTTGCCATCACCGATATGGTCTGCACCGCTCTGATGGACCGTCACGACTCGCTGACGACCGCTCAGTTCGCGACGGAGGGTGTGCAGGGGACGAAGCGTACGGTGGCCGAGATCGTGCAGATGAAGGCGGCGATGCTTGCGCCGTGGAAGCGGGTGTACGCATGATCCCGTTCCATCCTACGCACACGGTGACGATCTCCCGCCGGACATTCAGCGCGTCCGCTGACAACGGGCGTGGCGGCTCCGGCACGGCGACGAATGTGTACACCGACCTGATCTGTGAACTCCGCGAGGCGACCGGAAACGAGGCCGTGATCTATGGCGGCGACCGAACGGTGTCGTTCGGGACCGCGAAGTTTCAGGCGGGGGTGACGCTGCAAGAAAGCGATCGGATTGTGGTGACCGGGGAAGACCCGCGAGAGATCACCAAGGTCTCTGTGCGTAGGCGTTCGATCGGTCTGCCTTACCGCGTGGATTGTGAGTGGCGGAGGGTGCAGTCGTGATCCTCGAATGGAACGGCGATGAGTTCTTGCGCGATGTTGACCTGTCTATTGACGGGGCATTGGACGCTGTCGGCTATGTGGTCCGTGATGAGATGGCGAAACTGCTGGACAAGAAATCGTCCCACAAGTCTACTGGAGGTACGCCGTCTCAGCCGGGCGAGCCGCCCGCGAAGGACACCGCGACCCTGTCGAGGTCGCTGACTCACAAGGTCAATGACGATCGCAGTGTGGGCGTTGGCGTGGCGTCCGGCAGTCCGGCGAACGAGTACGCACTAACGATGGAATACGGGAGCAGGGGCGCGATCAAGCCAAAGACGGCCAAGGCACTGTCTTGGAAGGACAAGAAGACCGGTGAGCGCGTGTTCGCGAAGCAGGTGTTCATTAAGCCGCGTCCGTTCCTGAGGCCCGCACTGAAAAAGTCGGCGACCAAGGCGAACGAGACCTTTGCCTTCCAACTCCGCCGGCAACTATCGGAGTGGCTGGACTGATGGCTAGTTCATGGCAAGAACTCGGCCCAGCGATCCGAACGCGCATCCTCTCTCAGTTGAGCGGTTCGTCGGCAACGCCGGTCTATCTGGATATGGCGGCGCATGATGCCGCGTTGCCCTGCATCATCGTCACGAACGCCGGCGAGGAAGAAGACCAGGTGTTCGACGACGACGCGGAGACGACCGAGACCGATGTGGATGTGTCGGTCTACTCCAAGAAGGCGGACGGGACGGCTGGCGCGAGCCATGCGTCCGATGTGGAATTGACCAAAGCAGCGATCCGCCGATGGACACCGACGATGACGAACTGGACGGCGAGCCCGATCAGGTTCGACGGTGCGCCGATTTCGTTCCAACCCCTTGAAGACGCATACCAGACGGTGTTGAGCTTTTCCGTCGTAACGCAAAGGAAGTAAGCAATGGCAGTCACCGTACCCATTGATGGAGAGGTCACATCGTGGACAAACAACAGCGGCCTTGTCTCTGGAGGCGTGAAGCCGTCCCAGATCGTTTGGAATATTGGCGCAGACGATGGTGATATGACCGCTTTCGAGTCTGACACGATCGCCGGTGAGCATGTCGCCGGTCTTCGCAACGCGACCGGAACGATCACGACCTTTCTCACCCCGGCGACCTACGGGACCGAGGGCCTTGTCTCCGCATCGTCGAACTATGTGACCAACGCGAAGTCTTGGAACATGACAATCGCGATCGCAGAGCATGAGGCGACCGTGTTTAGCGGGAGCGGTGTTTCGTATCGAGATTACATCCCCGGTATTTACCGGTGGAGCGGTCAGTATGTGTGCAATACGGACGATTCAACAGCGATCACTCTGCCGGGTCTTGCCAAGGAATCACTGACCTTCAAGTACAGGGAGGGATCGGTGACGGACTTCTCTCTCGCTGGATCGGCGTTCGTGACTCAGGTTGGTTCCACCAGCACGCCGACCGCGATCGCTGAATCCACATTTGCGTACCGAGGTTCAGGTCAGATCACGGCGGCGGGCGAGGACTCAGCCAACACGCCCTTATTCGCCGCAGGCGCGATCGCGGCGTTTTCGTCTGGGACTCTGACGACGGTTCTGACGAGCGGGACCAGCATCGCTGCGACCGCATTCCCGACCAGTATCGCAATCAGCGTGAGTCCTGACAGCCCGATTCAGGTTGTGACGAACTTCCGCGCGTCCGGCGAGATCACCGTCTCGTAAGGGGTAGCCCGTGGCTCAGAAGCCGGTAGGCAAGGCGAAGATCGAGATTGTTGCCGAGGGGCTGGACAAGGTCCGTCAGCAACTCGATGCGTTGCAGGCTGCGCTGTCGAAGGTCGCCAAGGAATCCGAGACCAGCGTAGCCAAGGCGACGAAGGCCACCGAGGATGGATACAAGAAGCAGGCTGAAGCCGCCGAGAAAGCAGCGAAGGCTGCTGAGAAGGTCGCCGCCAAACAGGAAGAAGCAGCCAAGAAAGCCGAGGAAGTCGGCAAGGCTGGCCGGTCCGGTTTCGGTGCGCTCGATGATGCGGTCGGGAAGGTTGGCGGGAGGATCGAGGGATCGACTCAGGGGTTACGAAAACTCCAAGGCGCACTCTCCGGAATAGTTGGAGCCGTAACTGGATTCGCAGCCGTATTCGCTGTTGCGTTTGGCGGAATCATCCGAGACATCAAGAAGGCGAAAGAAGAGCAACGAGAACTGAATCGCGAGGTCGAAGAGTCCGCAAGGATCGCATCCGACACCGCATCTAGTTTTGCGAATCTCGCAGACGAGATCAACACATCGCTCGTGTCTGACCCGGTCAAGCGGTCAATGGAGGAGATCACAGACGAGATACAGAAGACTCGCCGATCCATAAGCGATGCCGTCAGGGACATTGATGTTGAACTCGCAAGGCTGGCGGACTCGGGTGACGCTGGCGGCGGTCTCGCTGAGATTCTGAGGAAGCAAAGGGAGAATGTCGTAAAGGAGGGGGAGCGGCTCATCCGCGCCCTTGAAAGCCAGGGCATCTCTGCCGTGAACTCTGTCTTTGACATGAGGAATAGGGAGACAGAGGCGCTCGGCGAGATGGTTGAGTCCATGCGGATATCGCTTCTAGATGACGAAATGCAGGTCATCGAAAGGCTCGCAAAGCGTGAGGCTGAACTTAAAGAGCAGATCGCGGATGCTCAAGAAAAGGATTTGTCGGCAAGGGTTGAGTACCTGAAAGAGATTCTTGATCTTGAAGGGAAGATCGCGAAGAAGCAGATTGACAGCATCCTTGAGCGACAGAGAGCAGAGGCCGAGCAGGACGAAGACAAGGCCGCGCGAGAACTGGAGGCCGCGATCCGCGAGAACACCAAGGCGGTTCAGGAACAGGCACGAAACTTCAATTCCATGCAGCAGGAAATGCAGCGTCTGCGCCAGCAGGTCCAGAACTTCACACCGCACCTTGAGCGGACATCGCAGGCCGTAACCCGGAGGACTCGCTGATGCCGACAGTCACGAGGCTGGAAACAGGTGAGTCCTATGCCGAGCGTGCCGTGCCGTCCGAAGCGACCGTTCGGTACAAGGTGCTCGGTGCGTACACTGGCGAGTCCGCTGTGTCTGCGGTCAAGGCCGAGTTTGGACCGACAGGGACCGTCCATCTAGAGGATCAGACCGGTCGGCTCAAGTCGTACCAGTATGTCGCGGTTGAGCGTGTTGGTGCTGGATCGGATCGCGGGTGGCTTGTCGATGTGATGTTCTCGCTTGACAGCGGCGGGGCCAGTTTCGAGACCCCGCCCGTCACCGAGCCGGACTACGCGACAGCCGAATTCAACGACCTTGAAAAAACCATCAAGGCCCCCTACTTCTTCAAGGTTCCGACCCAGTACGAATCTGGCGGTTCGATCGCTACCAGTTTCGACTGGAATTCGGGCGTTCAGGACTTCGTGATTGCGGGCCTCGCCTTCCGCGCTGTCGTCAATGTTCCCGCGTCTGAATACAACTTCGCGGCGTTCGATTCGGCACGCTTGCAAAAGAACAAGATCCACACCTTTGGCGGTGTGAAGTGGCAGTATCTCGGCGCGACATCATCGCAGATCGCCTCGGATGTGTGGAAGATCACCCATGAATGGTGGAACGATCCGGGGAATGATGCGCCACCGATCCCGATCGGATCGAACGCGAGCGACATCATCAACGCCCCAGCCCGCGCCCCGTTTGAGGACTACGCCAAGTATGTGGACCCGGTTGTTGGGCCTGTCTTGGGGCCGACCTATGAGCCGGTGGTGTCGGTCTACTCTCCGTATGTCGAAGACCCGTCCGGGTATACCGGCCTGATTGGTGATCCGATCGGGAGGGTCACATGATCGAAGTCATGCCCGGCATCATCGTAGCGGTCAACGGGACGAATCCGGGCCCGGCCAGCGGGATCACCTACGACATCGAGTACCGAGGCCCGAACGGAATGGTTCGGATCAACGGCATCACCCCGAGCGGGTCAAGGTATCCCGATGAGTTGCACACGATCGCTGCTCCGGTCGGTACTCCGATCACGGTCCACTCGCGGGCGGGGACGCTCTACCTGATCCCGCCCGGCGAATCGTTTGAAATCGAGGAATGTGAGGAGCCAGAAGCATGAGGCGCATCGTCGGATTCGACATCGAACTATCGCCAGCGACGAACGCGAACGGTGTGACCGACGCGATACCGTGCGTGGTCCCGTTGGAAGCGTTTGTGATTGATGGGCATGCACCCTCGATAGACAACGCGCGCGTCACACAGGCTACCAAGGTATCCGTGCAGGTGACGCTTGAGGATGCCGCGAGCGATGCGAGCCTTGTGGTCGGCATCGAGAAAACAATCGACCAGACGGAGTGGATCAACCAAGCGAACACAGGATCGTTCGAGTCCGCGAGGTCTGTTCTGGTGGGCCCATTCGACTCGACCGGGATCGGGTGGGTCCGTGCAAATGTGACGACTGCGGCGGCGAGTGCCACGCGGGCGCGTGTGACATTCATACTGACAAGGGCTGAATAATGGCAACGAAATACCTAGTGGGCCTCGACCTGAGCGCGAGCGCGTCCTACTCCAGTACAGACGGCGGAGCGGGTGGCGATGGCGTGGTGGCTGACGGCGACGATCTCATCATCAACGGTCTTGAGGGCGAGTTGAGCGGGCTGTCTCAGTTCGCCACGACCACCCCTGCAACGATCACGGTGACCAGCAACAGCCGGGTCTACACCCCGTCAGGGTCGGCGATCGCGATCGGAGACGGAACCAACACCTGTGACATCGTTTACGAGGGGCAGGGCAAAGAGTTCTCGATCTCCGCGTCCGCCGCTGACGCGATCGACTCGATTAGCATCAACTCGGCGAACGGGGTCATCAACATCACCAAGGCGACCGAGGCCACGGCCATTGATTCGGTCGATGTTTCGCGGGGTCGTGTGAACCTGCGCGGCTCGCTCAAGCCGACCACGGTTCGTGTCTACGGCGGCGAGGTCGATTCTCGCGGTGGCGGCACGATCACGACCTTTGAATCGAACGGAGGTCGGTCTACGGTCGATGGCGCGATCACCACGGCGAGAGTCACCGGGCAGGCCAGGCTCACTCACACGGACGGGAACATCACAACCGCCGAGGTGAACGGCGGGTACGCCAACCTGAGATCGTCCGGGACCACGACGACCCTCAACCATCGTGGCGGCACGGTGAGTCCAGAGGGCGGCACGCACGCGATCACCACGGCCAACCTGTACGGGACATCGAGCACCACCAACTTCATCAAGTCGGTCGGGCTGTCGTCGTTCTCCATCGGGACCACCAACAAATACGGAACGGTCGCCGAAAAGTCGTCTGACACCGGAACGGGTGCGGGTGCGTGAGTGCAGGCAGGATCATCAATGGCAAACTCGCCGTCCGCGATGGGCGGCTTGCTTGCGATTGCTGTGGGGGCGGTGACCCTGTCGATCCGCTCCCGCCGTGGGTAGACCCTGACGACCCCGGTGGTCCGGGCGGACCGGGTGGGCCGACCAACCCTGATGGCGACCCAAGGTGCTGCACAGGCAACACGATCTGCTCGGCGACCGAGGATGAGCCAATTGAGATGGGCATTCTGATTACGGGGACGGTCGAGAACGAGTACACCTACGGGTCCGGGATCAATGCCGGCGTGCCGTTCAGTTACACAGGTGACTTTCATGAGGTCTTCGTCTACCAGTCGCCGATCAATTCGTGCGATATGCAGCGGTCCCCGGCGTTCACCGTCACGGTCCCGTACCGGGAGCGCAACGGGACATCCGATGTGGACCGCAATATCACCGTCCGGGCGGTGTCGGTGGACTGGGATCGGAACCGCGGGTTCTTCGGCGGTGGCGTGGACTTCGGCGACGATCCGGTGTCGAACACCAATAGCGGTATCAGCCTCGATGTGACCAGCATTCGCGGGACCAACAACAACGCCTACGATTTCAAACTCAAGATATGCCGGTCAGACAGTCCCAGCCTCCCGATCGTGGCGCGGCCCGACACCTACCGGCTCTCTCAGCCTCCGTTCACAACCCTTGAGAGCGGGACGCGCGACGCGACCACGCCGAGCCTTGTGTGTCTCAATCGGGTGATCTCCGAGTACGACAACACATTCAGCGTCGTGAATGGTAGCGACACCAACAGCATCCGCATCCAGTACCGCTTCTACGCCGTGGTGAGGAGAGTTGCGCCCTGTCTGACGGAGTTGGTGGTATGAGTTGCGGGTGCAAGGGGCGACCGGTCGGAGTACGCGAAGCCATTGAAGCCGCCCGCAAATCCTTGTCAGTTCTCGGCAGTGACGGCGTCCCCGATGATGCGGTCGAGTCAAACGCCAGCCAGTGCCGAGACTGCCCGAGCAGGGTCAGACGGTACGGCGTGGACTGGTGCGGAGATCCGATGCGCAGGACCGACACGACCTGCGGATGCATCGTCTATGTGAAGATCAGGACTCCGGGCGAGGAGTGTCCTCAGGGTCGATGGTCGAACGATCGGTAGTGTCCGGTATCAACCACTGCCAAGGCTTGCCGTCTTTGATGAGGTCGGAAATCTCTGCACTGAACAGGTACTCCACCGGGTACTTGTGGTCATCGTCCGGGTCCGGCTGGATCGCTACTCCGAATGTGACCATCAGTTGGCTTTCAGTTTGTCGAGTTCCACGAGGAACGCTCTGAGTTGGTCGATGCCGTCTTCGCGGATTTCGTATTCGGATGAATCCCATTTCATTCGAGCTGACCCAGCCTCCAACAAAGACCTTGCAACACTGACACTGAATCGACCGGAAAGTGAGTTTCCGTACTCAGCCGTAAATCGCTCGCCACTAGGAAGCAGGATGATACCGGGTATATCAGTGACCGCGACCGCATCTGATTCAATGGTGAATTTTTCAGGCTGACCTGACTCCAATTGGCCGTCCGAAAGGTGGTACATCACAAACACCGATCGCGAGCCGTCACTCTTGTAGACAGGCAGATCGCAGCGAACCGCAGTCTCACCATCAAATTCGTCATACTCCACCACAGGCGGGGGCAGTGAGATTGTCACTGATGCGGGCGATCGGTCCATCATCGCGACACCACCGACCACCACTCCCGCGAGAGCGATGCCGACCACAGAGATCCAGAGTGCGTGTTTCATGCACCAACCCTACCCCGTATCCACAAAAAAGCAAAAGCCCCTCCACAGCCCCCCGTGTCAATCGGCTGCGATATCGGCCCTTGGCCGGTAACATCTGGGGCATGGAGCGAGAAAAGCAAAAATATGTTGACGAATTCATCGCCGAGACATTAACAGTGTTCAAGAAGTCTCCGCTCACCGTGGAGATGAAGTTCCATCTGATGAGGCTCATAGAGTGGGAACACTTCTATGAGGCCAAGAGAAGGTCTGGGTCGGTGGAGGAGTTCGATCGCGATGTCGATTTACCCGGCAGTGAGGCCCAAGCAGGGCCGGGATAGCGTACAGGCCAAAAACCCTAGTCCGATAGCGGAGAACTTGGACACCGGGGGGTATCCCCCGCTTGCAGACCTGCGAATAGCCCCCATGATTAGGGGGACTATGTCGATCCCGATTACCGAAATCGTGCCGAAATGGGTGAAGGATCGCATTGAGCGGCTGAAACTCGACCGCACAGACTCCGAGAAATGCGGGCGAATCGTGCTTGCCGCCGCCGAGATGATGGGCTGGGAGACGACCGACGACATCACGCCCAAATCGTGCGTGGCGTGGCTCAATCGCCGGTCCACCGAGGACAATGTCTCGGCGGGGACCATGAGGAACCAGATGGGGGCCTTGCGGTCGCTGGGTCACTACCTGGTGCAGATCGAGCACTGGACCGAAAACCCGCTGGAGTCGGTCCAGACCCCGAAGGTCCGATCAAAGGAACGCGGGCCCGGGGCGCGGGCGTTCTCCGTCGCCGAGGTCCGCAAGCTGATCGCGGTCGCCGACCACCTTGAGCGCACCGACCACCGCACCGCCAAGTTCGGCAAACTTCGATCGACCTTCTACCGCTTCCTGTTCGAGACGGGGCTACGGTACGGCGAGGCGACCAGCCTGCTCGCGGGCGATGTGGATGTGGGCAACCGGCTGGTCCGCGTCAGAGACGACAAGGCGGGCCGTGGGGAGTCCGTGCCGATCGGCCCCGAACTGATGCGCGTGCTGTGCCGGTGGATCGACGATCAGGAACTGGACGGCGACGACCGGCTATTCCGCTCAGTGTCGCACCGCACCCTGACAGCCGACATGAAGCGGGCTGGCATCCCCCGGCGTGTGGACGGGCAGGGCGGGCAATGGCACTGCTTCCGCAAGGGCATCGTGACGCACTACCTACAGAACGGTGTGGATATCAAAGCGGTACAGAAGTTGGCTCGGCACGCGACGGTGCAGACGACGCTGAACTTCTACTACCAGTTGAAGGATCACGAGGCGCGGGCTGCGGTTGATGGTGGGGTGGTGTAGAAACACCGCGAGCCGCCCGCTTGCAACCCCCCACTTCCGGGACGACCTTGCAAAAAATCTGACAAACCACTTGCCCCCCGTGTCGATTGAGCCGATAGTGAATCTGTCACCCGCCCGGCTCGCGCCGATACGCGAAAGCGAATCAACGAACCGATGAGCGGACCCAACCAAACGGCGGGTGACACTACCGGCGAGGCAAATCCTCGCGGTTGGGTCTGCCGGGGTTCGGGTGTGTGAGGCTGGGAGAACCCCGACACGGGGGTTCGATTCCCCCCGGCTCCACTAAGGGCTAGCCCCCTCCTCCTGGCTGGCCCAATCATCCGAACCCCTTTCGCAGCGAAAGCGGCGCAACCCATGCGGGTTGGTCGCGGACGCAACGGAAGGGGATTTTTTATGTCTGGGCAGAAGCACACGCCTGGCCCGTGGATTCTCGATGAGGAATGCGACGGTCTGGTTCTGGCAATGGGGTCTCGTATTGAGAATCCGTCGAGTTACCAGACGCACCACGAGATCGAACTGTACGAAGAGTATTCGTATGACGACTTCGAGCGAGAGCAACGCGAAGAGGCGTTTGCCAACGCCAGATTGATAGCAGCGGCCCCAGATCTTCTCGCGGCGTGCGAGAAGATCGTCGCTTGGCTCGATCGGCTTACCGCTGACGCTGAACGCGACAAGGCTTCCCGGTTCGTCACCATCGCTCGCGCCGCAACCGCAGATGCTGCGAACTTCCGAGCAACCGCCGCCGATGTTCGGAAAGCCATCGCCCGCGCCACCGCAGAAGTCGAGGTGGGCAATGGGTAAGTCAGAAGGAACCTTGAAAATGGACATTCCCGACAGACTGAAGAAGCACAAGTGGTACGCGGAGCATCTCGCTTGGCTGCGTGAGAATGGATACGAAACGCGGCACGATCCGGGCGGCGCAAAGCCGAGCCGTGCGAACCTGCGCGGTGCGGACCTGCGCGGTGCGGACCTGCGCGGTGCGGACCTGCGCGGTGCGAACCTTCGCGGTGCGGACCTGCGCGGTGCATACCTGAGCAGTGCGAACCTGAGCGGTGCGCGAGGCATCCCCGACAGCGTTCCGACTATCCCAAACATCGACGCGACGATTCTTGCTGCTGTTGAGCAGGAAGGGAACTCGCTGGATATGTCGGCGTGGCATTCCTGCGAGACGACGCATTGTCGCGCTGGCTGGGCCGTGGTTCTCGCAGGCCAGTCCGGGAAGTTGCTTGAGGACTTGTACGGCACGAACGCCGCCGCCGCGTTGATCTACGCGAAATCTCGCCCCGACAAGCCGGTCCCGAACTGGCTGGCGAGTGATGAGGACGCGATGGCTGATCTGCGTGCGTGTGCAGATGAACAACTCGCCGCCATCGCCCGCGCCACCGCAGAAGGCGAGGTGGGCAATGGGTGAGCATGACCGACTGACGGACCCGGCCAACAGCGTTGCCGAAGACCATGCCGCCGCGGACCAGATGCCGTGGACACAGGGCCTCACCATCCGCGAGTACGCCTGCATCCAACTCCGCCAGCCCGAGACCGGCATCGACGAACTCGA